AGCTGCCTGAGAGCGTGCAGATGCAGGTGCTGATGCGTTACCTGCACCTCCTGCCGCTCTCCGAAGATCGTTGGCACTAGCTTGGTTGCCAGCCATTTGTAGCTGTCTATCGCCACTCTAGCCCCGTTTGGGTCCAGCTTTCCAGCCAATACCGCCTGCGCAATGTCCCCGATCGTATCAGCGTAGACGAGGCTTCGGTTCGAGCAGGCGCGCAAGTATGCTAGACGGAAATCGTCGTCTTCCCCCAGCCATCTATACACGCTTCTGACATCAGGCATCCCCGGATCATTGGCACACACGTTCGCAATGGATCTGCCTGACGACACGCCTGCGATGATGTCGTCGATGATAGCAGGTGACTTTTTGCTGGGCCTTCCGATCCTAGAAGGCTGTTTTATTTGAACTTCCTCAGCCAGCGTCACCCTGCGTTTAGGACGCCTGGCTCTTGCTTCGATCCTTTTGCGCCGCGCTTCGATCTGCGCTGGCGTTAAATCCTTCGGCATCTGACCCTCTGCGGTATCCTAATACCATCCGGTATCCCGTTACCATATTGTATGACAAAAGTTCTGCGTCATGTCAAAACCCCGATTAACCTGTTTCTGGTTAATCGGGGTCAATCAAAAGGGATCGCATCATTCAGCAGCGTGTTCGTCGGGTTCTTGTTCTGGACGTATGCCCCTGGAAACTGCCGTTTGATCTCTGCGATGGTTGCCATTGCGTCTGGCCTCTCGAACAGTCCTACGATTTCATCGAAGCTGATGACGATGTGATCTGGGTGGCGCTTGGCGATGTCCGGGATGTCGTGGACCGACTTGGCGAAGGCATAGCGTTTCCTGCCGTCAGGAGAGCCGTGGAACCACACGTGGCTGTTATCCTCACTCCTATGGCCTGCTGCCCTTGCAGCCTTGTCCAGCGCCTCCCAGCCCCTTGCCATCGCCATTGCCTTCTGGCTGGCAAGTTCGATGTCCACGGCCATGATAGCCTCGTCTAGCTGGTGCTTGGCGATTGCGAACTTGGCTGCAAGTTCAGGCGGAACGATGCGCTCCAGGCGTCCTATGCCCCATTCGCCTTCGAACTTGATTGCGGCTTGGTCCGCGACTTGGATCGCCGCCCATAGACCTGCGTCCCTGGCTGTCTTGGCTCTGTTTGTGGTTCTGTCGGCCATTGATATGTTCACCCTTTGCATTGGTTGACCCTGTTTTTGTGTGCTTGTGCTGAGCATTTCGGTAAATAGGGTAGACGGATTCTACGGGACCTCTGGAAATAGGCTGTAATAGGGCAGGCTATCTACCTGCTAATTATATTGTGTCTATATATCAATAAGTTAATTAAAAAAAAAAGGTAAGTAGAAAACAAACTACCCTGTCGACCGCCTTCCATAGGTAGACGGATTTGGTCCGAAAGTGTCAAATCCTTTCATTCTGTCGACCGCCCTATCTGCCGCACTTTGAACCGTTCCTTTCCATCCTAATGGACTTTCCCTGTTATATTTAGTACCTATGTAGACATTGGCGACTAGGCGTCAATAAGGCAAGGAGATGTAAGGCATGTTAGCTTTTGAGATCCACAACGACCTACCCATGCCAGCGAAAGCTCCTGTAGGATGTGTCTATCCGTTCAGAGATATGTCTGTTGGACAGTGCGCAGTGTTTAACTTGGATGAACCAACATTCAAGGAAAGCAGGGCCAGGAAATTGGTTCACCTCTATCATCTGCGCAGAGGGATGGAATTCACCTGCCGTGTTGACCGCAAGGCCGGTGTCTTCCGTGTCTGGCGCATCAAGTAGCCAATCAATTTCACCCAATAGCTCACCTATTGGGTGAAACCCTCATCCCTTCTTCACGAACTTGGCCTGCCCCTTATTAGGCTGCGCTGTGAACTGCCCATCCCTGCTCCACCCATTCTGAAGCAAGATCGAGACAACACGGTTGCTCATCATCCTGTCCCGCCTGCTGACTTCGATCAGCATGTCAGACATGATCTGGCTCACGCAGGTCTCCTGCTTCCCCAGAACCTTGGATAGCACCTCAGACGTCCATGGATCGTCTATGAGCCTGGCCTTCGTCTCCTGTGCTGCGATGGTCTCAGCAGCCCTTGTAAGCCACCACTGCTCGCCCTGCCGGTATCTATGGACAGCCTCGCCCCATATCTGGATGCGATCCTGCTGGAGCGCATCTGTGTCGATCCTGCCCACCTTCACCGGCCAGAAGCGCCTGTTGCCGGTGTCGTCCCGCAGATAATCCGTTCGATTGGTTGATCCGATAAAGACGCATTGCCGGGGAAAGGTGACTTCGTTCCTGCCGTATGGCGGTCTGAACCGTTCCTCTGATCTTGAAATAAACGCTTTGACCACCTCCACCTCGGCCTTGGAGACGTTGGCAAGTTCTGCCAGTTCGATGATCCAGCGCCCTCTGACGTAGCCGCTGGCCTCCTTGGAGTGCATCGGAGGCAGGCTATCTCCGAAAAACTCAGGACCGGCCAGCACCTTGGCTGCGGTGCTCTTCCCAGCCCCTTGGCTGCCTTCAAGGATCAGAACACCGTCAGCCTTGCAACCCGGCTCCATGACCCTCGCAACCGCGCTGACGCACCATTTGGTTGCAACTTGCTCGATGTAGCTGCTGTGCGCTGGGTCTTCTCCCTCCACCCCGCAATAGGTGAACAGCCATTTATCTAATCTTGGCTGCTTGTCCCATGCTGCTTCGCAGTCCTCCAAGAAGTGCTTCACCGGGTTGATGATGGCGTCATGCACCACATCGTCGATGGCGTCGGCAACCTGGTTCTTGGCTGCTCTTGGAAACAGGTTCCGGTTAAACCAGCTTGTCGCGCTCAAGATGTCACGGTCTTCGATCTCGCGAGGCTTGAACTGCTTGTTTGCCGGGGTGCCTGGCACGGTCTTCAGCAGGATCTTGCGCCCTGTGAAGGCGTTGTATGCCAGCGCCTCTGTCCACTCCCCGTGATGCCGAAGCGTGTGGGCAAGATTGGCATGGTTGCTGATCGCCCAGCCCTTCTGATCAACGACAAGCTTGTCCTCCCAGGGATCGCCGAGGAACAGGGTCCGCTTGATCGGTTGTTCCTCTGGACTATTCCCGGCAATCTGCTTCTTGGGCTTTTTGGCTTCTAGCGCATCTGACTTGGCGTCCAGATCGTGTTGCAAGTCTGAAAAGAAATCGTCGTCATCGAATGTGTTCCCCATCACTTCCACCAATCATCGTCTGCGCTGACCTTATTGCCCTGACCGGCAACCGCATCTATTCCTGCCTGTTCCTTGGCTGCGATGCTGATGTCCATCGCGGCAACAAGCTCTCGCTGTGCAGCTTTGACATAGGCGACCAAGGATCTTTGAGCGTAGTTTGCGCCAGGCAAATCGCCAACTGATACAAATTCCCGTGCCAGCCGTGCATAAAGCTCGACGTAGCCAAAATACTCGGCCGCTATTTGCAGCGTGTCTTCGAGAGTGTTAAATTTAGCCATTGCCTCCGCTCCTCCTCCCGGCGTTGAGGCGATTGACGGCGCAGCAGACTGACCCCCGCTGCGCCGTCTTTCTGTTTACAGCCTAGAACACGTCATCTGCTGACATTTCAGCAAGCGCCTTCGGAGCCGGTGAACCAAAGTCCTCCGCTTCGATCACGCCCCAGTCTGTGGCGCCAGACCCAAGCGGCTCACCCTTCCGAGTGATCCAGACGCCATTCAATCCAGCCGCTACACCGCGATTGCCCGCAGCGTCATAGCCGTAGAAATTCAGTTCTGCCGCCCCATAGTTGCCGGATTGCAGATGATCCTCTGTTGCCGGCAGGCGAGCCTTTCCAGCCTGGGCGCGCACTGGCTTCTTGCTGCTGGCTGACAGATACCAGTTGCCCCTGAACTCGTCGCCCTTCATGTATTCGCCGGAATCTCCATCCTTTTCGTCGCCATCCCGCAGCGGATTGCGCAGACCCTTCGGCGGTTTATCCCCGAATTTCTTTGCAACTGCCGCTTTCATTGCTGCCTTGATGGCTGCAATGCCTGCTTCGTCCGTCTTCGGGATGATCAGAGTGACGCTGTATTTGGGTTCTGCACCCTCTGCCGCAGCACGAGGCTCCAGCAGGTGGATGTAGGCCATGCGAGCATCCTTGACGACAATGCGTGTATTTGCGTTTTCCATTTTACCGTTTCCTTCGGTTCGACGTTTCAGAAGTCTTCAAGCTCTAGATCGGTGACTGCCGTATCCAGATTAATCGGGATTGATAGCTCGATAGACCTTCCTTCATATCCCGGCCACACATTGGTGTTGATGCAGTCGGAATATATCTTGGCGATCCTGTTCATCGCCGCCCATCCAGCCGCAAGGCTGTCATTGGAAAGCGTGTAACAGGCAACCGCATATGGTGGCTGCTTCTCAACAGCAATGAATGTAAACGGGGCGATGGCTCCCGTCGTCTCCGCAACACCGTCAATGTAGTGAGCGGCCTGCATGTAGTAGCCGTATGATCGGATAGCTCTGGCAAAGGCTTCTGGCGATGCGTCGATGGTAGTCTTGAGATCGACAATCCCATGTTCACCTATACCGTCAATACCGCCCTTGCATGGCACCTTGGAATCGTAGCCTGTCCAGGTTGTCTGCTGTTCCGTCTTGCAGCCGGTGAGCATTTCCGCTGCGTGTTTGCTTGCCCAGACGCTGTCCCTCATCCGCAGCGCCTTATCGAGATCAGCCACTGAGATGATGGGCAAACCGATCCGCTCCAGCTTTGCCTTCTCTTCCTTTCCTTCCTTGGTTGTCCAGTTCAGTTCCTTGACGCTGAACAGATCAGCATGGGTTTTGTGCGGCTCCAGAACCATCGAGTGAACCACGGTCCCGAAGATCTGCGCTGGCGTTGGCGTCCTGCTTACCTCCATCGCTGCCTTGTAGTGCGCTGGTGATCTGGCGAGCAGCTTGGCTCCAGAGGCTGATAGCGCCTCTAGCTTAAAGTAGTCATTTTCCACTGTTGTTCTCCCTAGTTGGTTGCTGCCCAGAAGGCGATCAGTGCAGCGTCTGCCCTGCCGTCATCCTTGACCCGTCGAAACAGGTGGGCATATGCGGGAAAGCACTCTGCCGCCCGCATCCTGTTTCCATCTTTGCCCTCGCGGGCGCCGACTGCTTTCTTCCACTTCTGTGGCGTCACATGCTCGATCGGGATCTGTAGGCCAGAGCATATGCCGATGCACAAACCGTAGGATTTCCCAAAGGCAAACATGCTGGTGACGCCCTGCCCTGGCATTGCACCTACCAGTTCGATGATGGCACGATCTGGTTTGCGTGATGCAATGATCCCAGCCAGCATCTGCGGGCTGATCTCGCGCTTCATTTTGTTTCCGCGCTTCACCTCTAGCGTCGGCATATCCTCAACGTCGAGCATACCTGTGGCCGAGTTGAAGAACGCCAGCGCCCCTGATGCGCCAGGATCAATAGCAAGGATCACGGCCATTCTAGCCTCATTTCCAGACCCATGACCTTTGCATAGGCCAATGCAGATTTCAGGGTGCATGTTTTGTTAGTGCGCGATGCACTATAGGTAGCTGACGATACAGCAGCCTCATCGCAAACGGCGCGTGTGGATTTCTCCTGCCGTTTGCGCTCCTTTTCGATCACCCGAAAGAAGTCATCGGCATTGCGAATGCGGTAACTCATTCCTCATGCTCCTTGCTCATCACGGGATCTTGGATTTCCATTGCATTGCGCTTGCGGCGATCTGTTGGGATTTTGTCCGCCTGCCACTCGCCGCACCACTGCGTCCTGGCGACCCGCGTGGATGTTGGATAGCGCAGGCATGTCAGAGATCCACCTGTTTTCTCTTTCGTGAACCGGCACGTTAAGCAGGTATCTGTTGCGCGTTCCATCAGTCGCTCGCTTTCGGCATGTTGCTCTGGATTACCATCTCGATCGGTGTCATTCCGATTTCGTGCATGTAAGCGGCAAGGATGACGCTTTCCTCCTTGCGCTTAGCATCGTCCATCTTCCGCATTGCGATGATCTTGCGGATGATTTTCACATCGTAGCCGCTGCTCTTGGCTTCAATGTAGATGTCTTTCACGTCTGTCTTTAGGAGACTGATTTCGTCTTCCTGCTTTTCGATGCGCTCAACGATGCGAGCTAGTTGGTTGTTTTTAAGATCAGACATTTTGTGACCCCGTTTCTTGAGTTACCTGGTCCAACTCGCGCACCACCAGTGCCGCATATCCGATAATGTCTAACCAGTGATCCGGCTCATATGCGTTGCCGCTTAGGATGCGAGAAATCTTATGCTCGATCATCTCAAGTGACTCCTGCATATATTCCGGCATGTCCGCCCAATTAGGACTTGTCCGTATAAGGCTTTTCAATCTCTGTGACATTGCAGACTGTACTGAGTAAGATCCGTGCGTCTTCTCTCGGCTCTGCAAGATACCCTCTATAGTCTGGTCCATTTCGTTCTTTCCATTTTCTGACGCCGTGAATGACTGTTGTGTGGTCTCTCCCGCAGATGCGTCCTGTCTCCGCATATCCGTATCCATTTGAGATAAGAGCAAAGAAAACCTCTGATCTGGCTCTAACAATTGGTCCATGTCTGTTCTGCCCCCTGATTATGTCCCAAGTCATATTTCGACTTCGAAGGATTGGCAGGATAATCCGCCTGATCCTGTCTCTCTTCAAACCCCGTGTGATCAGCATGTCATCCCTGCTGAACTCTCTGACCGGCTCTTCCTCAATTACCGTCTCGATCTCTAGCTGTGCTTCCTCCTGTATTTGTATCTTTGGAATCGCAATCACCATCATGACCTCTGATATAGGTGCTTGCTGTTGAACTGGTTTTGGTCCGTTGAGCCTGGCCTTGACGCTCATGTAATGCTGCTGCCAGTTCTCTACCTGAAATTCTCCACCAGATACCGCCTTGCTTCCCGCATGGTCTTTGTGTGTTTCAAGTCCCCGTTCCAACTGAGCGCCCTCCATATTTTCCGCACCTTGCTTTGCTGTATCCAGCCAATTTGCCTGTTAAAGTATTTGACGGAATACACACCGTCAAACCCAATCTCGATTGTGATCGGTCTCATGTCAGCCCCCCAGCACTATGCAGATGACAAAGATAGACCCGATTGCAGTCAGTCCTGCGCAGACATTGGCGATTTCGTAGATTACCGTTTTCATCGTTTTGACCCCGTGTTTTCATTACAAGTCAAACCTATCTTCTATAAGTTGCCAAATCATTAATCCCAGGAACAAGATTGCTCCGTTGCACCCAATCACAATGACACCTGTGAACATGGTTGCTGCAATGTTAAGAAGCGCCAGTTGATAGTCAGTCATCTTTCCCCTCCAGTGCTTTGCGCGTTTCATCTTTCAGGTAATGCCAATCAGCCCTAGACACATATTGCAGGGCATCCTCTAGCGCCGCCTCCAGCTTCTCAATGTGGGCTTCTGCCGCGCAAAGTTTCCAATGCAATTCAAAGTGAGAATCGCGCCACAGTTTGATGGATTTTTCTTGAAGATCAGTCACCTTTCCCCTCCAGTGTTTTGCGGGCAATTTCGCAGATGCGAGCGCCATCGAAGAAATTGTCGATGACATCCAGCAGCGCCGCCTCCAGCCTCTCGATGCGGTCGGCCAGCTCTCCGCAAAGACATTTTGAGCGTTCATTCGGGAAGATGCAGGTATCTAGGCGGCGNGCTCGCCTTAAAAGATCGTCAGTCATCTTTCCCCTCCAGTGCTTTGCGGGCTTCCGACTGAAGTTCAAAAAACAAAGACACGTAAGATTTGTCTACGTCTCTTGGCCCTTCAGCTATCTCCCGCAGCGCCGCCTCCAGCTTCTCGATGCGGTCTTCGTAGTGCTTGACACTTTCGTGCCATTTGTCCGTCAATTCGCGGAACGCTGTTTCGTAGTCAGTCATTGCCGCTGCTCCCGTGCATCCTGGACACAGACCAGATGGGCATGGGTTCCACCGTAGATGCCAAGCTCCCTGAGCGCCTGGTTCTGCGGAATCAGAACACCTGTAGTTAGGTTGCAGAGCGGGCATTTGCGCTGAATGAGCGGCCTGTTGAACTTCATATTGAAGACCGGGCGGTTGGCGTTACTGACCCGCATGATTTCCTCCCAAAGCTTTTTTAAGTTTCTGCCTAAGCTCCAACGGCATCGGATATTTGTCAGCGTCGATGATAGCCTGTTCCAGTTCGTCCACCCGTTGCTCCAATTCATCGCAGACCTTTTCAATCCGAAGGCATTGCCGATACCAACGCTCTTCGTTCTCGTGCCAATAGTGAACAGCCTTCATCCCTGACATTCCAGCTCCTCCATGACTTGCTTGAACCGCTTGAGATGATGCTGAAGCTCGATCTTGTGCCGCAGTTGCGCGGCCTCATCGGTGGCGTAGTAAACCAGCAAAGAGCAGTCGGCGATGTTGCGGGCTGCAATCTGAAGTTCAATGTATTCCGTTGGAAACTCGCTTTCGATCTTCATCGTGTGACCCCGTTGCAGGGCGGTTCGAATCACCATCCCATGTAAAAAAGATTATTAGGCAAAAAGGATTTTGTAAACAGAAAAATGGCGGTTGCGGAATATTTTTCCACAGACCGCCATTTATCGTTAATAATCAGTTACTTACTGGCCCAGTAAACCGCCTTGCTGGCGTTCTCGAAGCTGCTGGAGAATTGCCGCAGACGCTGGCGCATATGGCGTAAAGCCACCGCCACCCAGGATCTTTGCCGCTTCATCGCGCAGTGCCTGCGCCGCAGACGATGCCGCTGTTGTCTGAACAGGAGATGCAGCCAAAGCCTGCTGAACAGCGCCAACCTGCCCGGCTTGGGTAGCAGCCTCCGCAATCTGTTTCGCGACAGGTATCCTCCCTAGCAAATTGGCAAGACCAGCCGCCGTTCCAGACCTGTTTTCAATTGCAATACCACCGCTGACAGGCTGGGCAAATGCTGCCTCAGATACTCGGCGCACGGTAGAGAGCGTTCCAATCTCTTCTGGGCTGAACAGGATCTCAAGCTTTGAGTTTCCTTTTCCTGTTGGAGCGCCAAGATCAGAGAACGCTTTCCGATATGCAGCCTGCGAGAAACCTTCCCCACTCGGAGCCGCTTTGTCGATCAGGTTTTGGACCACCTGCCCACGGATGTTTTCCCAAGCTTGTAAGTTTGCCGTTTGCTGATCTGGAGAAATGTCTGTGCGCGAAAGTGTCGCTTTTAGTTTTCGCAGATCATCTACTTTCCCGCCAAGAACATGGCTCTTGATGAAATCTTCAGCCGCAACTTTCTCATCAATTGCAGATTGAAGACCAGGCGTCTGGAAAGCTCTTGCTCTTGCCGATGACGCATCAATCCCCTGCTTGAACAGGTTGATGGCCTCAACGGCATTGTCACCAGATGTTTCCGCCGTCTCAATGAAGAATTTATCAAGGTTCTTCTTGATCGTGGAAAGTGCAACTGCCTGCTCAGGATCGGCTGATGCAGCTCTCTGTGTCAGCATTTCTCGAAACTTGATGGCTTCCTTGATTGTAAATGGACGGCCATCATCAGCAGCAAACTGCTCTAGTCGCTTCTTGATAGGAGATGGAATTTTGTCTTCAAACTGGTCAAGCGTATCTGCAATCTTGACACGATATGGACCAAACGGAAGTTCAGCGTTTGAGCCAGGAGCATTCCGCGCTGCCGTGTATATCTCATCAATCTGTTTTCCTAGATCTCCATAGGTTCCGCTTTTCTGGAAACGTGAACCAGCAGCCGCCATAGCCTGCGCACCAGCCTCATAGGCAGGCATTTGCTGCCCAGGGCGAACTTGCTCTAGCGCAGATATTAGCTGTCCTGGTTGTTGCGAATACCTCTGCAAAAGAGGATCACCAACGCCTGCAACCTGTGCCAAATTGCGTTCAGTCTGCCATTGGCGAGGATCGCGAGTGATTTGCGCTTTTGTCGGATCAATCCCTAGTTTCTGGAAGTCCTGAACACGAACAAGCGCCATAGGATCAAGCTCGCCAGAGACACGCAACTGTTCCTTAGCATCCTTAAATAGTTGGTTTCTTGCATCAGCAGTTATTTTCCCAACGTCAAAGCTAGGGTCGAAACTGCGGCCTGTGCTTTGAACAGCAGCAAGAATATCCGCATTGGTGACGTTCGATGGCGTGATCCTTTTAACTGTTCCGACAACAGATTGACCTGCACCAACAAGTCCGCGCCCCAAACCCCGCATAGCCTCTGGAAGCAATGCACCACCAACAGAACCAACAGCAGCCTGCATTCCCTTGTCAGCAAACGTGCCTTCTTGGCTAAACTCAGATGCACCTGTCACAGCGCCGCTGAGAGCGCCAGCAGCAAGCCTTGGCAATAGTGCTGCCTGTCCACCAGGAATCAGCATTGCAGGTGCTTGTGCGGCCATAGAACCAAGCCCACGAGCAATATCCATTCCCGGCTTCGATCCAAGCCGTTCCTGATATGCAGCAATCTCCTTGTTGACCTCTTGCGTGTAAGCTTTGGCATCTTCAGGCGGTCGAACAGCCATCATGTAAAGCTGCTTCAGCCCCTGTCCAACGTCCATCACGCCGCGTCCCATGCGCTCACCAAGAGACGTGATGTCCGGTGCAATCTGCAACTGCTGTAGATTTTCTCTGGTAAAGGTAGGTGGCATCCCGGCAGTGTTTACCTGCCTGCCAGCATCAACAGGAATCATCTCTGGCGCAAGGCGTCTGGTGTCTTGCTCAACAGGGACCATTTCAACCATTTGAATTACTCCTCTGGAAGCACAAGACGCTGACCATTGACGGTCGCATAATAGCGCCCATCAACGCCGAGCTTGGCAGTGATTGGCTGCCCTTGGAAAGTAGCAGAACGAGTGTATGGCTTTGGCTCTGCTGGCTTTGGATATGCGGCACCAAGACCAGCCGCCTTTATCCCAGGTGATTCTTGTAAGACACCAGCCGCAATTATTCCCTGTTTCAAAGCAACTTGGTCCACTCGATCTGTAATATCAAGAATTTTGCGAATCGTTCCTTCGCCAAGAGCAATGTTCGATCCAGCAGCCTGTTCGAGAAGTTTGCGCTCTGGATCTGTGATTGCGCCCTGACCTTTCATTCGTCCTGCTGCATCCAGCGAACGATTGGCAAGCTGGGTCATCAAAACGCGGCTATTGGCAATCCTTGGATCTTCAGGTGTTATTCCAAGTTTCTGCAAGGTTGACCCAATTTCAACTATTCCTTGTGCACCAAATCCAGTGATCGCACCTTCATCCAACAATGCCCTAATGGTGTTGCTCCCAGCCAAGTTTGTAGCAGCGGCCTGACCAGTAGCAAGTTGCTCTTGCAACAGATTTGCAGCGTTTGTCGCCATTACCTTTTCAGCGGTATCCCCAACATTGACTGTTGTCCCAGGAGGCTTCAAGGCCATTTTATAATCAAAGAAAAGTTTTGGAACGCGGCCAGCGGCCTCTTCCTGCGTCTTATATAGGTTATATTCCTGAATCTCAGCGCCTGATTTCTGCGCTTCAGGTATCATTCTTCCTATCAGAGATGGATCAACCCTGACTGCTGCCTTAATTTTTGGATCAATGTCTGGATTAGCTAGGAACGCATCAATTGCCGACTTCTTTTCAGAAGCCTGCGCCAATGTTTGCTGATTAGCTTGAAGCTGCGTCAAAGCAGTTTCCTGCGCATATGGGTTTGTTGCCCTCTGAGCCACAATCTGTTGATTGATGCCCATCAATTGCGATCCAGCAATGCCACTTGGATCGTAGCCAAACCGAGCCTTGTAAGCCTCTGGATCTTTCGCCAGTTCGCCAAGCTGCTTCTGGCTCTCAAGCATCTGCTGCTTCTCCAGCAGTTGCTGGCGCATCAGATTAGCTTGGGCGATGTTGTAAGACTGCGTCTGGATGTTGCCGCCAACGCCACCAAGCTTTGCAAGCGCCTGCGCACGGCTCTCAGGAGACTGTCTGGCGCCCGCAGCAAGCAGCACTCCACCCAGCTCACCCAATGTCGAAAACATCAGCCGCCTTTGATCAGCCTGTGACATCATCGACATGCTATCAGGCATCTGCCCACCAGCAGCAGGCGTCTGCTCCCCGCCACCAAGAAGGCCGGAGATGCCGCCATAGATCGAACTGCCAGCGTCTTTCACGCCACCAAGAAGGCCGCTCAGAAAGTCATTCTCAGCCATGTGTCGTCCTCACTTCTTTGCAGCAGCTTCAGCCAGCCAGCTAGGTAATGGCGTTGTTCCTACATTAACACGTCGAGCCGCTGGCGTGGGCAGGATGTTGAGAGGGTTAACCGCAGTCGGGTTTTCCATGCGATCCATGCCAGGCAACTGAGATTGATACAGCAGCGACTGCATGAAGGCATTGGCGATGTCTGGGCTGATCTGTGGCGCCTGCTGGGGCGCAGGACCAAGCAGACCAGCAGGCATAGCCTGTTGCGGTGCGATCAGCGCCTGCACGTCTCCCAGCGTCATCCTGCCATTGTTGATGGCGTCTGAGAGGTAGCCAATGATCTGCGGATCGCCAGAGGTGCCGGTCAGACCAAGATACATGCTGTTGATGTCTTCAATTGTCGCCATGTCTATTATCCCCAAGCCTGCGGGCCGAGCAGCCCGGCAAAGATGTCATCACGCCATTTGCCGCGAGTCACAGGAGCCGCAGCACCAGGTTGCCAACTTGGCTTCCCCTGACCAGCCTGCATCAGAGAACTGCCAAGACCGGCAAGACCAGCGATCTGACCTGCTGTTGCACTATCAATGCTGAAACCCGTATCTTTTGGAGCCAAAGGAACAGCCGCCATTGCCGCCTGACCGCCTCCAGCCGTTGCCATAGGTCCAACGCCGCCAGGTGGCTGTGATCCCATCAGCGACTGCGGCAGTGTTGCGCCCATCATCTGTTGAGGCGCACCAAACCCAATCGGTGACGGCTCTTTGCTCTGAGGAGTAGCCATCCCAAGCAGGTTTGTGATCGGACTGGCAATGAAACCAAGACCACCGTTCAGATACTTCTGATCCAAATTACCAATTGCACTGGCCGCATTTGACCAAGGCGGTGTAGCACCAGCCGGTGGCGCCATAGCAGCCTGATCACCATTCAGACCAAGTTCGCCGGCATACTTCTCACCGATCTTAGTGATGTTGCCAATGCCGCCGCGATCTCGGACGGCATACCAATCTCCAGTCCCCTTGTTTGCCATACGATCCAGCGAGAAATCGACCTGTTGCTGCCAGTTTTCAGCAGATGGAATAGCCCCATATTTCTGCTGAAATTCATGAGCCATCCCGCCTGGCGCAACCTTGGTTGGATCAGTTGAGCCAGAATAGAGTTGGAACGGACCATAGGAATAACCTTTAGCATCCTTGTTGCCAAAGCTGGGTGATCCAATCGTGTTTGGGTTCAACCCTTCAGACTTGGCAATCCCAAGCGCCATTGCAGGATTGACGTTGTAATCCTTGGAGCGCCGCCAGATGTAGGATGCAATGTCGTTGATTTCAGCCATAACGCACCCTCTGGTCGTCGATTGCTTTGTCGATGATTGCCAAGCGGCGCAGCATCTCTTCACGCTTGCTGTCTGGCAGATTATGGATGCGTTTGAGGTTGTCGTCCAGAAAGCCAGTGCAATTCCAGCAATCCCGGCCAGTTTTCTCGCCCAGACCATAACCCGGTGGCATATCAGCACCAGCCTTCGCCAGGTAATCAAACACCTGCTTTTCGGACCAATCTTCAATCGGCATGATGTACTCGATGCCGTCGATGATCTGACCATTTTGCGAGGTAGACTTCCTCCGATCGTCCATCCTCTGACCCTTGATGATCTTTGTGCAGCCAAGATCCTTGATCCCCTGATATAAGGGAATCCAGATATTGATAGCGCAGCACTCCAAACAGGATTGCATTGCTGGGCCTTCATTCCCGCTGATCGCCTTGCCGAGTGCTGTGTTCTCAATCGGCAGAACGTCAACCGGCCATCCTCTTTCCGCAATGTTTGCAGGCTGATCCGATTTCAGATGGATGAAATGCGGCAACCTTTTTGACCAGCGTTCCATATAATCCAGCATCTCAGGATAGGATGCCCCGGTGTCCAGCCATACAACATAGAGATCATCCCACCGCTCACGATAGAGATAGAGGCAGGCAAGGCTGTCCTTACCACCCGAGAACTGGAGTGCTGTATCAATCACAGTGAAGCCAATCCAGCCATGATCGACACGGCAGATCCTGCAGCGCCAAGACCCGTCAGCAATGGGTTGCTCTGCTGCCCCGGGCCGGTCTGGGTATTAGACTGCCCATACGGAGTTGCACCCAGAGCCTGAATTGGGATCTGAAGCTGCTGGATGGGGAATTGCTGCGCCTCACGATAGGATTGCTGGGCCGCATCAAGCTGCGCCTGCTGCTGGGCCTGCAAGAGAGATTGAGCCGTCAGCGCCCCTGTCTGCCCTGTCAGATAGGATTCCTGACCAGCATTAGCCAAGTTGCCCAATGTCCCAGCACCCTGGATGCCCAACTGAGCGCCAGACAGACCGGCCTGCTGGTTAAGCCGCTGAGCCTCCATCGCCCGTGTAATGTCAGCCTGCGCCGCCGTCTGCGCCTGCCCATAGTTCTGCGCCATCAACTGCGCTGCCAGTTGCCCGGCCTGCTGTTGCGCCGCTGCATTCACAACACCTTCTTGGATGGCCTGCCGCGATCCACCAAAAGCCTTAGCCTTCAGAGCGGAATCATAGGCTTGGTTCAACCCGGTCTGGCGCTGCTGGTTGAGAACATCGAGCGAGGTGCCAAGAACCGCCTGCGTGTAGGGGTTCATGTACTGGGAAAGATCAGTCTGCGCCAGTTGCCCTGGCTGGACCTGCTGCGGTTGATAGCCGCCAGCCTGTGCCGCAAGCTGCTGGGCATAGGCAAAGGCAGGCTGAGACATGGCCGCATTCTGCGTAATGTTGCCAACAATGTTCTCTGTCCCAGGCGTCATACTAGCAACCCGCTGGCCTTCATACGGGCCGAGCATGTTTGCTGAGACGTCATAGGCCGCAGCAAGGTTCCGCTGACCGGCCTGCTGGACCCATTCAGGCAGTTCAGTCTTATTTGTAACAGTCTGTGACTCAGGTGCCGACTTACCCATGATTCATCTCCATAATAGGCAGAGCATGAGAAATGCCCGTTTGATGCCAGCCATATTTGGGCAGAACCTTGCTCCAGCCCACTCGTCCGCTCATCTCGATAAACTCGCAGCCCATGTCCTTCGCCATCTGGATCAACTGAGGCTGCATCGTCATTGCCTCATCCATGTCGCCAAAGACCAAGAAAACCGTCATTGCCCGTTTGCGAGGATACTGGCTCACCATCGTCACAACGCCAGAGTTCTCCTTCCAGAGCATCTGCATCTGGCCGGATTGCAAGGCTTCAAACACGTCTTCGACCGAGTGTGTGTTGCCACCGTGATCGAGCGCAATCTGAAGCTTAGTAATTAGGAGCGCCTGTTTGTCCAAGTGGCACCAACGTCGTTGTGAGAGTTCCAGTGTTTCCTACCGTCACCTTATACACTGATCCGTTTGGCGACTGAAGCAGGATGGAATCCGTCACCTCAATGGTAGAAACCGTCCTGCTGAAGATCCGGTCAATGGCCGCAAACGCCCTGATAAAGTAATCAGGCTCATATTTAGCCGGTGCTGGCGGGAGATTAGCCCTCATCGACCGCCCCCACTTGATAGATCAATGCGCATCTCGCCAATGCTCCACTCGGCATCTTGGGTTGAGGCGATCTTCACACGGAAGTCGCGCCCGGTCACCCTGGTGTCGCAGTAACCGTCTGATCGCGGGCTGAACGGTCCAGACGTGTATTCTGTTCCCTCAGGCGTGAAGCTGCTGAAATACGTCAGTTGGGTGCTGGCGTATCCATAGCCGCTGTCCGTGATCGTCTGCTTTACATGGGCAAGCGTCGATCCGTTGGTGACATTGATGCTGGAGGTCTCGGCATAGCGGTCAGTGGTGATCGGGACGCCAGCCGCCGTCCAGCCGTTCTCTTGGAAGTAGAGTTCGCCAGAACTGTCGCCAGTCATCGGATATTGATAGATCCCGGCTCCCTGGGCTGCTGTACGTTCCATCTCGCCAATGGACCACCAGTTTTCCGCATAATTGTAGCAGACATACAGGTTTGGGTTTTCCTCGCCATCTGCGGGATACCAGAACCAGACTTCTGGGAAAACGCTGTTGTCCGCACCATGCGTGTAGAGGATACCAGCATCAGTGTCGATGTTGTCAAAGACATAGGAACCAACGTCGCACGGCAGAGGCTTCACAACGCCGCCGTCATAGAGCCAGAAGCCTTCTTTCCCCATCCAGATGCAGCGACCGGCAAACGTAGCGAATGATCTCGGTGCGATCAAGCCGCAGCCAAATCCAATGCGCTCGATAGCGTAGATGTAGGGAAGGCCTATATAGCGCATCAGCCATGCCTCATCCTCGGTCCAGATCAGGGTGCCTTCGCGAACTGCCGCGCACATGATGATCCCGCTTGATGTATCTAGATCGAGATAGCCAGAGGTTATCGTCGTGTCGGCATAATCCCAGTTGGTGTAATCCTCGGAGGCTGACCATGCCACCCGGCGATTGTTGCCGCCTGCCCCGATCAAGACTGCATGGCGTTCTGCGGTAACGATGACGCCACGGTTGTTGAGTGGCGGAAGATCAGCAGCAGCAGACTTTGCCACGCCACCTGTCCCAGAGGCATTTGTGCCTGCGTCACTATAGGTAAACGATGACTCAGTTGGAACCGTTGCAATCGTAAACGTGCCATTCATCGAACCAACGCTGGTTCCTGTAATGACCACAGATTGACCAACAATGAACCCATGATGATGGTCTGTGGTGATCGTTATAACGTTGGAAACCCTGACAGCAGTTGCAATGTCATTGTAGCCAACAGGGTGCGCCTGATCTTCGCCCTCGCCATAATGCAGCAACCGGCCATCGCTTGATGCAACCGCCAGAACGTCGCCGCCCCAATTATCGAA